TCTGGTAAAGATTTGCGACAAGATCAATGAATGGTATGGTGATGGACCTGAGAACGCTCTCATTCGCTCCACCCTATGGGAACACCTGTGTAACGCAGACGTTCTCGTAAAAGGTGAAGTGATTCGACAGACACATTCTCAGCCTTCCGGCAATCCGCTTACTGTCGTTATAAATTCTATTTTTAACGCCATCGTAATGCGCATTGCCTACCTCAAACTCAAGAAAGAGCAAGGGTTGCCTGGCACCTGTGATTATCGGAAACATGTGAACGAAATCATTTACGGCGACGATGACATCAAAAGTGTCTCTGCCGACGTACTTGGTTGGTTCAATCAACTGACAATCACAGATGCTCTTGCATCTTTCGGTCTCACCTACACAGATGAGACAAAAACTGGCAACATCCTTCCTTGGAAGACTCTGCAAGAAACTGCTTTTCTCAAAAGAAAGTTTGTAATTCAGAATGATGGAACTTTCATGGCCCCCATGGAAATCGAAAACATTCTGGAAATCACAAACTGGATTCGCGGAAAAGCAAAGCGAGCCTCAACCATCGAAAACTGCGAGCAAGCTCTTATGGAACTTGCTCTCCATCCAAAACAACAATACGATTATTGGAGTAATCGTATCAGAGAGGAACTAAGAAAGGTTGGAATAAATTATTTCACCCCGACTTGGTTCGAGAAGATGGAAGAATATAGATACAACCGTGATCTATATGAGCGTACCGAATACGTTCCCCTCTGGTAACTTCAATTAAGAATGTGATCTTATACTAGTAAATCAAAACTGGGATACTTACTTATATACTGCTATTCTTTCTTATTCATAGAGTGTGGCTGTGCTCTGGTGATACAGCTCCCGAATTTAAGGAGAATAATCATCTACCCTTGTCTTATTACATGATTGCTACCCAATACGATCAAGACCAAAACACTAATGTGGATTCGACACGCGGAAATCTTCTTACAGATGTCCAAATGTCAACTGAATCCATCCCTATGCCATCTAACGTCACACAGATGGCACTTAATGATGTGACACGACACGAAATTATGAGCATTCTCGAACGCCCAGTCAATCCTGGAACCTTTGACTGGACTTCCGCGGATGCTGCTATTCCGATTCAACTTTCTCCTGGTGCTTATGATGCTGATACTGTAAACTATTTGAAACAATTAAATTTTCCTCAAGATATATTTGATAACTCTCCAATAGTTGTAGATAAACTCAAAAACTACCAATATATGAAAGCTGATATAGAAATAGAAGTTAAGATTAATGCCCAACCTTTCTTACAAGGTGCTCTTATGCTTGTATATAATCCTTATTATAATCAAACTGGAGATTTCAGGCGCAAGGGAACTCGTTTCCTTGCTTCTC